CAAGTGCCGACAAAGCACGCAGGGATTCATTCAAGGCTAGGCACGCAGACAACATCTCTAAAGGCAAAATGAGCGCCGCTTACTGGGCTAATAAGACCAAGTGGTAGAATAAATAACCATTAACCTCACCAACCCACAAGGGAGTGAAATGACGCAGATAGAGCAAATAAACATTGAGGCGCTGATTCCTTACGCACGGAACAGCCGCACACACTCAGACGCTCAAGTTGCCCAGATAGCGGCAAGCATTAAAGAGTTTGGGTTCACAAATCCCGTATTGATTGACGAAGATGGCGGCATTATTGCTGGTCACGGTCGCACATTGGCTGCGCGTAAGCTGGGGCTGGATGAAGTGCCCTGCATACGGCTAGCAAACCTTACTGAGGCGCAAAAGAAAGCCTACATCATTGCCGACAACAAACTGGCCTTAAACGCTGGGTGGGATGATGAAATGCTTAAAGTTGAATTATCCGAGTTAAAAGACTTAGACTTTGATTTATCCCTAATTGGCTTTGATGCTGATGAATTGGCAAACCTACTAGAGCCTGAACAAGTAGAGGGTCTGACAGACGAGGATGAAGTCCCAGAGTTGCCAGAAACCCCTGTAACCGTTGAGGGAGACGTTTGGATACTAGGCAACCACAGACTAATGTGTGGAGATAGCACCAGCATTGATGCGGTTGAGAAGTTGATGGACGGTCAGAAGGCTGACATGGTTTTCACTGACCCGCCTTACGGGGTTGATTACAATGGAATAAATAACGATTCCAGAGATGGCTTGGAAGATTTGCTTAGAGAAGTTTTTGCCAACTATATTACAAAATCTAAATCAGGAGCGTCAATATATTGTTTTCATTCAGACAGATGCGCCGATATATTCCACAAGGTTTTTAGAGAGTTTTTTCATTTTAGTTCGATGATTATTTGGACTAAAAATAGTCTTACATTAAGCCAGACAGATTATCAAAGTCAGCATGAGCCTTGCCTTTATGGATGGATGGACAACGGAAAACATAGTTGGTATTCAGACCGCAAGCAGACATCCGTTTGGAGGTTTGACAAGGAAAGAGTGGTTGGACACACCACGCCAAAACCAGTTGGTTTGGTTGAAAAAGCAATCACCAACTCTAGCAAAGGCGGTGATGTAATTCTTGATTTATTTGGAGGCTCTGGTAGCACTTTAATTGCATCTGAGAAAATTGGTCGCCATGCTCGAATAATGGAACTAGACCCTAAATACTGTGACGTCATCGTTAAACGCTGGCAAGAGTTTAGCGGCAAGCAAGCCGTTCACGAAGTGACTGGAGAGGTGTTTACAGAGGTTGCCAATGGCTAAGATAGGCAACCAAGGCGATGGTGGAGGCCGCCCACCAATAGTGTTCGACGAAGCGCAGACAGCACAGGTCGAGGCGCTTGCTGCCGTATTGTCAAAAGGACAAATGGCTGATTACTTTGGTATTAGCGAGACAACCTTGCGCGAAGTAGAGAGCCGACAGCCTGAAGTTTCTGACGCATATAAAAGAGGCAAAGCAAAAGCAATTGGTAATGTGGCAAAAAACCTTATTAGCCAAGCGCAATCTGGCAATATGACGGCGGCTATTTTTTACCTAAAAACGCAAGCGGGATGGAAAGAAACCCAGACTGTTGAGCATGACGGTGAGTTGGTGATTAAGTGGCTGGAGTAGTTATTCAGTACAAGCCTAGAATACAACAGGCTTTAATCCACGACCTTTTAGAACAGCATCGTTTTAGCGTTGTTGTAGCCCATAGGCGGATGGGTAAAACGGTAAGCGCTATTAATCATTTGATTAAAGCTGCGATGAAAAATAAGAAAGCCAACCCTAGGTACGCTTACATTGCTCCAACTTACGGACAAGCCAAACGGGTTGCATGGGATTACTTGGTTGACTTTATTCGCCCATTGGGTGGAGTTGCCAATATTGCTGAGTTAAGAGTTGATTTCCACGGCAGGCGCATACAGTTGTACGGCTCAGATAACCCAGACTCATTGCGCGGTCAATACTTTGATGGCGTTATATTGGATGAGATTGGCGACCAGAACCCAGTTATTTGGACTGACATCATTCGACCAGCATTAGCAGACAGGATGGGTTGGTGTTTGTTTATTGGTACGCCCAAGGGTCACAACCACTTTAAGGAACTGCGGGAGAGGGCTACCAAGGATGAGGGCTGGGGCTTGCTGGAGTTCAAAGCCTCTGAGACCAACGTGGTGGACGCCCAAGAGTTGCAGGCGGCTAGGGTTGAGATGGGGGAAGACAAGTACAGACAAGAGTTTGAGTGCTCCTTTGACGCCGCAGTTGAGGGTAGCTACTATGGTCAAATCATCAATAAGCTGGAAGACGACAATCATATTCAGTCAATCCCGAGAGACGATATATGTCGGACTGTTACGGCTTGGGACTTGGGTATGGGTGATTCGACTTCCATATGGGTGGCTCAAATCGCTGGCTCAGAGATTCGCCTCATCGCCTACTACGAAAACCACGGAGTAGGCCTAGACAACTACGTCAAGTGGCTACGGGATAACGATTACCACAAGGCAGAGCATATCTTGCCTCACGACGTACAGGTTCGAGAACTAGGGACAGGCAAGAGCCGTTTGGAGGTACTTCAAGATGCAGGACTTGAGATTAGGGTTGCACCGCGTATGTCAGTCGACGATGGCATCCAAGCCGTGCGCCGTTTGCTCCCAAGGTGTTGGTTCAATGTGCCAAACGTGCAAATTGGACTCAATTGCCTACGCAACTACCGTAGGGCATACGACGAGAAGCGTAAGATTTTCTTTGAGCGCCCACTACATGACTGGTCAAGCCACGGCTCTGATGCCTTTCGGTATCTCGCTATTGGCTTAGACGAAACAGCGTCAACGTGGGGTGAATCTATTAACAAACCAGCAAGGTGGGTCGTTTAATGTACTTAATGCCGCAAGGAAATACCGAGGCCAGACTAAGAGAATGTGAGCGACGTTTACACGCTTTGGAAAATATGTTAAATAGCTTACAATTGGACAACAAGCCAAAGCGGGGCAGACCGCCAAAGGAACAAGATGGACACGAATCTACTAAAGGCGATTCTCGAATCTGAGATTGATGACGCCATTGGTTTTTTAGAAACCGAAACAGTAGCTGACCGCAAATACGCACTTCAGTCATACCTGCGCCAGCCTTATGGCAACGAGGTGGACGGCAAATCAGCAATCGTTACAGGCGAGGTGGCAGAGGCTATTGACGGCGCATTGCCTGCGTTGGTGCGTATCTTCACGGCATCTGATGAGGTGGCTCAGTTTGACCCCGTATCTCCCGGCGACGAAGCTGGAGCCAAGCAAGCCACAGACTATTGCAACCACATTCTCCTAAAGGACAACGACGGCGTTATCCTGTTCCACGATTGGTTTAAGGACGCGCTGTTAGAAAAGAACGGCATTGTAAAGGCGTACTGGGAAGACAAAGAAGACGTTACCAAGGAGACCTATGAGGCTCTAAGCGACGATGAGTTGGCCATGCTGTTGTCCGACAAGGACATTGAGGTTGTCGAGCAGGATAGCCAAGAGTTCCCTGTCCTAGACCAAATGGGTATGCCAGCAATTGGCCCAGACGGTATGCCTGCTGTGTACGGCATCCACAACATGACGGTCAAGAAGAAGTCTACTTCTGGTCGAGTCAAGATTGAGAACGTCCCGCCAGAAGAATTCATTATCAGCAAGAAAGCCCGCAAGATGGCTGACGCGCCATTTGTGGCTCACCGTCGGATTATCACTCGCGGCGACTTAATTGCTATGGGCTTTGATAAGGATGTGGTTGAGGGCTTGCCTTTAGGTGAGACGCTCAGTTATAACCCAGAGCGAGTGATTCGCTACGAGCAGGGTGAGCAGCCTGAAGATAATCAGAGCCTTGACCCTGCAATGCAAGACATTGAGGTGTTTGAGTGCTACATCCGCGCTGACATGGATGACGACGGCATTGCTGAGTTACGCCAAGTCTTTTACGCTGGTAACGAGATTTTGAGCGAGGAAGAGACGGACTATGTGCCGTTCTACTCAATCTGCCCAATACCAATTCCCCACAAGTTCTTTGGCCAGTCATTTGCAGACCGTACAACGGACATCCAGCTAATCAAGACGACTATCCTGCGTCAGATGCTGGATAACTTGTATCTGACCAACAATGCCCGTGTGGTGGCTGTTGAGGGTCAGGTCAACCTTGATGACCTGCTAACATCTACGGCTGGTGGCGTTATTCGCGCGAAGTCACAGGGCGCTGTTACGCAGTTAAACGTGCAGTCTATTGCGGCTCAGTCATTCCCAATGCTGGAATACCTAGACCAGACCGCAAGCAAGCGCACAGGCGTTTCTGATGCTTCTCAGGGTCTTGATCCATCTATCCTGCAAAACGTTACGGCAGCAGCAGTTGCGTCAATGCAACAGGCTGGGGCTGGCAAGATTGAGATGGTCGCCCGAATATTTGCTGAGACAGGCGTAAAAGACCTGTTTAAAGGCATCATGCACTTGGTCACCAAGTACCAGAACAAAGAGCGCATTATCCGATTGCGTGGTGATTACGTCTCTGTTGATCCACGTTCTTGGGCGTCTGAGTATGACATCTCTGTCAACGTAGGCTTAGGCGCTGGCAACCGCCAAGAGCAGATGGCCATGCTTGGCTTGATTGTCCAGAAGCAGGAGCAGTTGCTTGGTGCTTACGGCTTGGGCAACCCATACGTCAGCCCAGCCCAGTACCGCAACACGCTTGGTCGCATGGTTGAGGCGGCAGGCTTCAAGGACTCCGCTGAGTTCTACAAGGCCATTCCTCCAGAGTTGGATCAGCAGTTGCAGAACCCACCTCCACAGCAACAGCAGGTTGACCCAATGGCTCAAGCGGCTATGGCTAAGATGCAGGCTGACATTCAGGCATCACAGGCCAAGGCACAGGCAGACTTGCAGACATCCCAAGCTAAGGCACAGGCTGACATCCAACTAGCCCGCGAGAAGGCTGCGGCTGACTTGCAACTACAACGTGAGAAGTTTGCTGCTCAGATGGAGTTTGATCGCCAAAAGATGGTGGCTGAATTGCAAATGAAGCAACAGGAGTTTGAGGTTGAGGCTCAGATCAAGGCTTCCAAAGTCGCGGCTGGGATTACATCTAACGTAGAGATACCGGGATAAAACATGGCAACAGCACCAATGAACACCGCTGATTATTTCAGTAGATACTTCCCAGTTTCTGTTTCTGGTGGTACAACACAACCAGCCACCGGACTAACTGATGTTTCTGGTCAGGTGAGCCTTGCGGACATATTGGCTAACATTCAAGGTCAATATGCACCGTTGACATTTACGCAATCAGGGGGAAGCTATGGCGCTGGACGTTTTATTGGGGATTTTGGTCAGCCTATTGGAGAAGGTTTTGTAGGTGGCGGTACAACTGGTGGTGGCGAGGTTATTCAGCCCACATTCCAGCCCGGTGAGTTTGACATCAATGCTTATGCAACAGCCTTGCCTGAAGAATTGATTAAAGAAATTGCCGCTGGAACGGTTTATCCAAGTGGCGAGTCTACTGGCGGTGCCGGCGGAGATGGTACGCCGGGCGGTCAAGGTGTAAGCAACACAGGCATCAACGCGGCGCTTAACGCTAAACCAGTTCTTGATGCTCTTGGCAACGTTTCCTTGTTGGCAAAGATTGCTGGTTACGGTACTGGCAAGTACCTAGACAAACAAATTGATGCGATTAGCGAAGGCTTTGACGTTATTAGTGGGAATGACGTTGTAGACACTGGGATGTACACGATTGTCGATAAAGAGGGCAACGTTCGTACAATCAGCAATGATGATTCAATTGCCGCCCAAAATGCGGGAATATTTGGCACACAACCGGGTGCAAGTACTGCTGATCCTAGCCCAGTCGAAATGGGTGTGACGCCTAGTCCAGCAGAAGGTGGCGGCTATGTTGAAGGCGTACCAGCACCAACTCCAGCCCCAGTGGTTACGGCGGAGCAACTAAACAACATTCAAACTTTCTGGGCGTCTAACCCAACAACGGAAGAAATTAAAGATGCAATGTTTGTTAATGATCTAACTCCTGAGCAACTAGTTGACACTTGGACAATAGCTACTGGCGGCGACAAGCAAGTAGGCTTGGATGCCGTAAATGCTGTGATGACTCAGGATATTATTGACTTGTATCAAAATACCTTGGGTAGAACTCCAGACAGGGATGAGGTTTCGTATTGGAAGTCTGTTTACGACGAAAACCTTGCGAATAACTTTGCAATAGCGGCTATGCCAGAACTTGGAATTAACCCAACAGCCTCCGCATCCTCTAGTGGCTCTACCTTTTATGGGGGTGGTGGTGGCTCTAGCATTAACGGTCTACTAGATACGGGTGTGGTTGTCGGTGGGCCAATTATTGGTGACTTGCAGCCAACAACACCACTAGGACCGCTTTCTGGTGGCATTAGTTCACAAAATGAAGATGCAGGTAAAGCTGGATTTGACATTAGTACTACCGACCTTAGCCTTTGATGAATAATTCAAAAGGTGAACGCGCCCAGCACCTACTTGAGGACGGGTTTATCACAGAAGTCATTAATGAATTGAAAAGTTCAAAGATTAGTGACATAATGAACACTAATGAGGGCGATGTAGAGGCAAGGGAACGTGCTTACACCGTCATCAAGACTCTTGACTTAATCTATGGGCATATTGAAAGCCTAGCGGCTGACACCAAGATTAAGGAAAAGAAGTGGAAGATTTTGTAGCATTTGGGCTACAACCGTTAGCAGACGGATTCTGTTGATAACTGGACTGACTTATGGATGACACCAACCCTAGCGGGAGTGAACCATTAAATGTAAATTCTGCGGCATCTGCCTTTCTTGGGCTAATGGGTGACGATAGCGGAGCCGATGAGGGCCAACCTGCTGAAGAACCTGTAGACGAGCAAGACGATGTTGTTGAAGCATCTGACGACGATTCCGAGGTGGAATACACCGAAGACTCTGAGGATGATGTGGAAGAAGCTGTTGATGCTGAACCCGAGACTAAAAAGTTTAAGGTGAAAGCGGCTGGCGAGGAAATCGAGGTAGAACTTGATGAACTTATTAGCGGCTACCAGCGGAGCAAGGATTACACACAAAAGTCACAAGCACTAGCCGATCAGCGAAAAGAAGTGGAAGCACGACAATCGCAGTTGGCAGATGTGCAACGAGAGCGTGAGGTTTATGCCCAGCGCCTACAAGCAATTGACCAGTTCCTTGGTCAGCAAATGGGCGCACAGGAAGACCTCGCAACTCTAAAGGAGATTGACCCTATCGGCTATGCCGTGAAGGTTGCCGAGCGTAGTGAACTTGAGAAGCAACGCGCCGTAATTCAATCTGAGCAGCAACGCCTTGCCCAAAAGCAACAAGCGCAGCGCAACGAGCAGTTACAGACGCACTTGCAACGAGAGTCACAATTGATGTCTCAGGCTATCCCAGAGTTGGCTGGAGAGAAGGGAAATAGCGTTAAAAAGGAAATTATGTCCTACGCTAAGTCACTTGGATTCAGCGACCAAGAGTTGGGTGCGATTTATGACCACCGCGCGGTGTTAGCTTTGTATAAGGCGATGAAGTACGAGAATCTTCAGAAGTCTAAGCCTGATGCACTAAAGAAAGTGCAGTCAGCACCTAAGACCATGAAGGCAGGTTCTTCTAACCCTCCTACGAAGTCATCACAAGATAAACAGGTGATGCAGAAGTTGCGTCAAACGGGCAAAGTCCGTGATGCAGCAAATGCTTTTGAACGATTCTTGTAATTAAATTTTTGGAGTATCAAAAATGGCTATCTATCAAACATATACCGCTAAAGGTCAGCGCGAAGACCTGTCAGACATTATTTATAACATCAGCCCCACTGACACGCCTCTTATGTCTTCCATTGGCAAGACTAAGGCTACGGCTGTTTTGCATGAGTGGCAAGTTGACTCATTGGCCGCTGCGTCACTGAGCAATGCCGCTGTTGAAGGTGCAGACGCATCGTCAGCTACTCTGGCTGTTACAACCCGTGCTGGCAACCGTACCCAGATTTTCCAGAAGACAATCCAGATTGCTGGTACTTTGGAAGCTGTGGACAAAGCAGGCCGCAAGTCTGAAAAGGCTTACCAGTTGGCTAAAGCCTCCAGCGAAGTCAAACGCGACATGGAACTGACCCTGTTGAGCAACCAAGTTGCATCAAACGGCAACAGTTCTACTGCTCGCACGCTAGGTGGTTTGCAGGCATGGCTGAACACCAACGGTGATTTCGGTACTTCTGGCGTGGCTGGTGCTTCTGGTACTACCGCCCGCACAGAAGGCACTGACCGCACCTTTACGGAAGACATCCTAAAGACTGTTGTTAAGGAAGTCTATACCTCTGGTGGCAACCCCAAAGTCTTGATGGTCAACCCTGCACACAAGCAGACCGTCTCAGCCTTTGCTGGTATCGCCGCACAGCGTTACATGGCTCCTAGCAACGAAGCAACGACCATCATTGGCGCGGCTGACGTTTACCTGAGCGATTTCGGCACGATGTCTGTCGTCCCTAACCGCTTTATGAACGCCACCAACGCTTGCGATGAAACGGCTTTTGTTATCGACCCAGATATGCTGGCAATCGCTTATCTGCGTCCTTTCTCTACGAATGAACTTGCCAAGGCAGGTGATTCTGAGAAGACGCAATTGATCTGCGAAGCAACTTTGGAAGTCAAGAACGAAGCTGCCCACGGCATCGTTGCTGACTTGTCATAAGTTGACTAGATAGGAAGAAGCCTCAGATCAAAAGTCTGGGGCTTTTTTCTTTATTGAAAAACGGCTAAAATGTCAATATGGAAAATACTGAATTTCGCAAAACAGTTGGACACGCTGACGGTGATGGTGGTGTTATCTTTGAGACACGCCAAGACGTAAGCGGGATTATTGAGCAGAACCAAAAAGAGTTTAATCTTTACGATGAGCGTGCTAAATGGTCAGGTGAAGTTTATGGCAACAAGGTGGCCTCCATCCCTTTGACTGTTATTGATGACTTGAACAATCAGGGCATCATGCGTGGGTTCCATGTGCTGGACGAAAAGCGTTTCCGCTCATGGCTAAACAACCCTGACAATCGTTTCTTCCGCACTAGACCGGGGAATATATGAGCCTAAGTACCTATGCAGACCTGAAAACATCGGTCGCCAATTATCTTGCTAGGACTGATCTCACAGACCAGATACCTGACTTCATTTCGCTTGCCGAGCGCCGCATCTTGAGAGAGGTGCGTATTCGTCAGATGCTGGTTTCTTTGGACTTAACAGCTACGGCTGGAAGCAACAAGATCGACTTGCCTGCCAACTTCTTGGAGGCCAGAGATTTGGTAGTGGTTGGCAACCCAACTAAGCCGATGAACTACTTGTCTCCATCGGCACTGTCACGCAACTCGCTAAGTTCCGTGTCTGGGCAACCAGCAAATTACACAATATTGGCGGAGGAGTTTCAGTTAGCCCCTTCTCCAGACTTTGCCTACACCCTAAGTCTGCTGTACTTTGCAAAGCCAACGTCATTATCCGATGACAACCAATCAAACATTTTGTTAGTAAATCTGCCAGATATGTTGCTATATGCGGCATTGCTTGAGGCAGAGCCTTACTTGATGAACGATGCTCGCTTGGCTACATGGGTATCTATGTATGAGCGTGCCTCTGTGTCTGTTGAGAAGTCTAACGAGACTGGTCAATATTCTGGCGTCCCTTTGGCAATCAAGGCAGTTTGAAAGTAAAGCATGGCAACACAACGCATAAGTTTTAATGAATGGTTGCCAGATCAGCCGGGATTGGCTGGCTCTCTAACTGAGGCGAAGAACGTCATCTCTCAGGCGGTAGGCTATGGGCCACTGCCACTTCCTACGCCAATTGCTAATGGCGCAGGTGAAACTTTATACACACTGCACCACACAAGGGACTCGACTAACGAGGCTGTGATTGTGGCGGCTGGGTTGCAAAACGTGTACTCCATATCCTCAATTGGGGACTTTACTAATATATCTGGCACAACATACTCAACACCTAACGACAGTCGCATTCGATTTACGCAGTTTGGCTCCAACACTATTTTTACTAACAACGCTGATAAGCTGCAATACTTCAATGTAAACACATCAACACAGTTTGCTGATGTGGCTGCTGATGCTCCTGTGGCTAAGTACATCACGGTCGTTCGTGACTTTGTGGTTGTTGGCAACACATTAGAGGGCGCAACAAGATACAGCAACCGAGTGCGCTGGTCTGGCATCAACGATGAGACAGAGTGGACATACTCACAAACGACTCAGGCTGACTATCAAGACGTTCCTGACGGCGGTAACGTTGTAGGCATTACTGGTGGCGAATTTGGTCTAATCCTGATGGACAAGGGTATCTCCCGGATGTCCTACGTTGGGACTCCTTTTATATTCCAGTTCGACAACATTAGTCGCGGGATTGGTTGCTTGTCAGAGAACAGCATTGCTCAATATCAGGGTATTACGTTCTTCCTGTCAGACGATGGGTTTTATATGTGCGACGGCCAGTCCGTTAAGGCCATTGGCTCCGAAAAGGTTGACCGTTGGTTCTTTGATAACGTTGACCTGACGGTGCTAAATACAATGTCGGCGGCGCTTGACCCAATCCGCAAGCTGGTGGTGTGGAACTTCTTGTCATCAGGCTCACTGCGTAAGCTGTTAATTTACAACTTCAAGACAGGGCGCTGGACTAATGCTGATGCGGTGACGGACTACATTGCTGACGCCTCCACTGGAACTGTTACGCTTGAGCAACTAGATCAGATTTCTGCATCCATAGATGCCCTAGACCAATCACTAGATTCGCCTGCCTATGTTGGCAACCAGAGTTTCCTTGGCGGGTTAAAGGATGATGACGTGTACGCCTTTACTGGCCTACCAAGAAGCGGCGTTATCATTACTGGGGATGTAGATGTGGGCGCTAACTCGCTTATCACGCTTGCAAGGCCACAGATTGATAACGGCTCGGCTAATGTGGCCGTGGCGTCTCGCTATCGATTGGATGTTGAGCCGTCCTATGGCACGCCTGTGGCGGCCAATAACGAGAATAGGGTGTCACTCAGGAACTCTGGTCGCTACCACCGTATAAAGGTTGAGCCGACAGGAGATAGTTGGCAAAATGCTGTGGCAATTGATATTGACATCGTGCCAAGCGGGGGCCGCTGATGTTTCGTACCGTACCAGTATTTGGAGCAGACCAACGTTCAGTCGCTGAAGTTTTGCGCGGGGCAATGAATGGTAAGACCAACAACCACGGCACTATCACACTGGCCACGGGCAACGCAAGCACCACAACGCTTTATGACGAGCGTATTAGCCCAGACAGTAAGATTATCCTTGTCCCGTTTTCGGACGCCGCAGAGGCCGATTCTGCGCCTTACGGAGCGTTTTCAAACAACAATGGTCAAACAGCCACAAGCACAGCGACCACTGACGTTGTTGAATTTGATACAACAGAGCAATCCAACGGTGTGTACTTATCTAACACCACAAGAATTTACGTCCGTAACGCTGGGATATACAACCTACAGTATTCCCTGCAACTCAAGAACTCAAACAATGATTCTGAGTATGCAGACGTTTGGTTTCGTAAAAATAATGTGGATGTGGTTGACTCAGCAAGCCGATTTGGTCTGCCAGCAAGGAAATCAACGGGCGACCCTAGTCACTTTATCGGTGCTATGAATATCTTTTTGGACTTGGCAGCCAATGACTATATTGAGATTGCTGGTTCTGTAAGCAATACGACAGTCGCATTGGAATACATAGCGGCTAACGTAAGTATTCCCAGACCAGCCATTCCCGCTGTAATCTTTACGGTCAACTACGTCGCGCCGATGGCTTATTCCAATGTGTATGTAAGCGCCCAAGCTAAAGGCTCGGCGACTATATCGCATTACGCCAATAGCACGGCAGATAAAACTTACGCCTACGTTATTGTGGGTTAGTAAAATGATTGATATAATGACTCTAGGACGACCGCCTACGAGTCCATTCTTTGAAAGGAACTGACTATGGCAGTCGAATACCAAACCGTTACAACAGAACCTAGCGCAGTACTGAAGCCGTACCTGCAATACGGACTAGGCGAGGCGCAACGCCTTTATCAGGGTGGTGGAACTCCGGTAGTTGGCCCATCAGAGGCAACTCAGCAGGCGATGCAGGCGGCTCAAAACCGAGCCACACTGGGTTCACCGTTACTTGGCTCTGCACAGGCTCAACAGCAAGGCACGATCCAAGGCGATTACTTGTCTGGCAACCCATTCTTTCAAGGTGCATTCCAGCCAGCGGCACAGCAGGCCACTAGCGCGTTTAATCAGGCTATTGGCAACATTGGCTCACAGGCTTCCCGCGCTGGTCGATACGGCTCTGGTGCTATGCAGAACCTGCAAACACAGGCGGCTGGTCAATTGGCACAAGGCTTGAGTAATACTGCTGGGCAGTTGGCTTACCAGAACTACGCTCAAGAGCGCGCCCGTCAAGAGGCGGCGTCTGGTAATGCACCTATGATGGCTCAAGCTGACTACGGCGACATCCAGCAATTGATGAATGTGGGTCAGTTGGGTGAGCAGTACCAACAGCAGGCATACAACCAACCCCAGCAGAACCTGACAAATTTCCTTGGCAACATCCAAGGCTTGCCGCTTGGTCAGTCAACAAATACCCCCTACTACACAAACCCAACGGCTAACACGCTTGGCACGCTGTCAGGCATTGCTGGCATCGGCTCATTAGTTAACCAAGCTACTGGCGGTGGTTTCGGTAACTGGTTGAGCGGAAAGCTGTGGTAAGGAGTTAATATGGCTGGATTATTAGATTTCGGATCAAACCCATACGCAGGTCTTCTTTCAGAGGAAGACTTAGCAGGCGCACGTCGCCAAGCAACGACTGATGCTTTGTTGAAACTGTCATCGGGATTGTTCCAAGCAGGCGCTCCATCACGCACACCACAGAGTCTTGGCGCGGCATTGGTTGGTGGCTTGCAAGGCGTTGGCGCTGGTTATCAGGGCACACTACAGCAAGCGGCACAACAGAAGTTGATGCAACAAAAGTTGCAGGCTGAATTGCAGGCCAAGAAGCGTACAGCAGAGGCTCAGAACCTAGTTGGTGGCCTTTATCGCCCCGCACAAGCGGCTACGCAAGGCATTATGGATAGCCCTGACGTTGTTGTGCCTCCAAGACCAGCGACTCCCGGTGGCATTAACCAAGATGTAATGAGCCAGTTGATGGCACTTGGCCCAGAGGGTCAAAAAGCCATTATGGATCGCTTGGGAATGCAGAAGATGATGCGAGGCGAAGCGTTTAATTTAGGCGAAGGTGATGTAAGGTATATCACCGATCTTTCTGGTGTAACAACGAAAGTTGCGACTGGCACTCCAAAGACAACAGAAACTGCGCTTGACAAGAAAACTTTGAGTCCTGATGCTTTGGCAATTATGCAGTCACAATTCAAAACAAGGAATTTTGAAAATTTAACTGTCCCTCAGCAGCAGTTAATGATTCAATATGAAAATGCGCCAACAGACGCAGAGGTAGCTAATTTAAAGGCTGATTATGCAAAAGTTGGGTATGAAACGCCCGGCTTTAATGCACCAGTACCACAAAGCAAGAGCCAAGTTGCTAATCAAATTTTTAGTTCTGTTACACAACCAAGCCAGACTGCTGCTCAAAATGGTCAACCAGCAGTTGTTGCTGGAAGACCTTTTACAAGGGACGAAGGCGGTGGCGTACAAGTTACACCGGAGTTTGCTAAAAAGCCAATGGGCGCAAGAGAAGTGCCATTGATTGAAAGTTCTGCTCTTAGTCTTAGAGACAAAAAAGAACTAATAATGGCAAAGCCAAAAACAACGCAAGCCGTTGAAACGTCTTTAAATTCAAACAGAAGGCTAAGGCGCGCCCTTATTCAGTTGCGAGACACCCCCGGCATGGCATCGGCCTTTGGTTTTACTGGTGAGTTTGTTTCTGGTATTAGCGGAACTGATGCGGCAAACGCAAAAGCGATCTTAGAGCAAATTGAAGGTAAAGCGTTTATTACTGCCATTGGCGACATGAGAAACGCATCTGCCACAGGCGCAGCCGTGGGTAGCGTTACAGAACAAGAAGGAGCAAAACTGCAACGAAGTTTTACAACCTTAAAGCAGTCTCAGTCACCTAGTGCGGCAAGACAAGAAATTGACAACATGATTAGTGTTCTTGATGAAAGTGAGGGAGTAACAGTAAACGCTTACGCTCGCACATACGGTCAGCCAAATTTCAATCTTATTGATGGCGGGAAACAAACTTTTAAAGTAACGTTGCCAAACGGTAAGTCTGTTGAGTTTCCTAATAAGGAATCCTTAGATCAATATAAAAAAGCGGCTGGTCTATGACTGATTATGAAGAATTAGCTAGAAAGTACGGTGGTGTAATTGCTGCGCCAATTGAGCAAAAGCCAGCGCAACAGTTAACAACTACTGATGCAGAAATTTTGGCGCAAAAGTTTGGCGGTACAGTTGTTGAGCCTAAGTTAATGGGTGTTGGTCAAATGCTCTTGCAAGCAGGAACCAACGCACCCCAATCGCTATACAACCTTGGCAAAGATGTTGTAACAGCAGTTGCCAACCCAATTGACACAGCAACTACGCTGATTGATCTTGGTGCTGGTGCATTGCAGGCAGCATTGCCTGAGTCCCTTGTTCAAGCGATTGGAGAAGACCCGCGCTCACGCGAAATTGCCTCTCAAGTTGGCAAGTTTTATGTTGACCGTTACGGCTCTATTGATGGCGTAAAGCGCGCCTTTGCACAAGACCCCGCTGGCGTTTTGGCTGATGTTTCTACTGTTTTTGGCGTGGGCGCAGCGGCAACTCCGGCAAAGTTTGCTAAAACAATGTCAGGATTAAAAACAGCAGCGACAGTTACTGATCCGGCGTATTTGGCTGTTAAAGGCACAGGGGCGGCGGCAAAATTTGGGGCAAATAGGGTCGCTGATGTGTTAGGGCTTATGACAGGTGCTGGCTCTACACCCATTAAAGAAGCCGCAAAAGCAGGCGTTATTGGTGGTGAAAGGGCTAAAACGTTTAGGCAAAACATTCAAGGGTCTGTTGAAATGACTGATGCCTTGGACGCCGCTAAAGCTAATTTGGCAAAAATGCAGTCCGATAAGCAAGCCATGTACAGAAGCAATATGCAAGTCATTAAAAATGACGCTACTGTGCTTGACTTTGCTGACGTTGATTCGGCTTTGGCTGACGCACAAAAGCTAGTTTCTTACAAAGGTCAAGTAAAGAATGAAGCGGCGGCGGCTAAGTTGGCTGAGGCGCAGAAAAGAGTTGATGATTGGAAGACGCTTGACCCCGCTGAGTTTCATACGCCTGAAGGTATGGATGCGTTAAAACAATCGGTTGGCGACATTCTAGAGTCAATCCCATTTGAGCAAAAGGCAGCGCGTGCGGCTGTAGGCGATGTGTACGCCAAAATTAAAAAGACAATTTCCAAACAAGCCCCATCGTATGAGAAAGTGATGCGGGAATACACTTTGGCGTCTGAAGATATCCGTGAGATTGAGCGCGCTTTGTCACTTGGCAAAAAAGCGTCCGTAGATACTGCAATGCGTAAGTTGCAATCGTTGACCCGCGATAATGTCAACACTAACTATGGGCAACGAGCAAAACTAGCCAAGCAACTTGAGGAAGCTGGGGGTCAAGATTTTATGCCAGCTTTAGCGGGGCAAGCATTGCAGTCTTTTACGCCTCGCGGTATTCAGCAGGGCGTTTCGTCATTAACCGGGTTGGGCGCTTTCTCCGTAGGTGGCTTGCCTGCGGCTTTAGGTACGGCGGCGGCATCATCCCCTAGATTAGTTGGTGAGGGCGCTTATTTGTCAGGTCTGTTAGCGCGTTACCCAGCAAAGGTGGCTGAAGCGATTAAAAAGAACCAGCCTGAAGCTGATTACCAAGTGCTTGGTAACTTGCTGTATCAGTCGCAACAACCAAAAGGTTTATTGGAGTAATAAATGGCAAAGACAAAGATTAGCGAATACGACGCTACAGCGGCGAATAACACCGACG